TTTCGGTTGTGTTGCCAACTCCGAATTCGAAGATGCAGCTATGGCAATGGAAGCAGTTATCGGAAATCAACAGACAGTTGGTGGATGGATTCGTCATATCCAAATGTTTTTCCGTGATGGATTCAAATATAATCTATCCGCAGTTGAGGTATCTTGGCAAGACAAAGTAGTTGCTGCTCTGGATACAGACCAATCATTCGCAGGCGGAATTCAGGGCAAGCCAAGAGAGGTGATTTGGTCAGGTAACACTCTTAATCGCATTGATCCTTACAATGTTATTTTCGACACTCGAGTGCATCCAACTCAGATCTCTGAGAAAGGTGAATTCGCAGGTTACACAGAACTAATGTCTCGTGTGGCGCTTAAGATGTATGTTGCAGCCTTACCTAACAAAATGACTGACAATATCGCTCGCGCATTTGAATCAGGTCTTGGAGGTAATACAATCAACACATCTTCAGTTGCCTCTTATTACATCCCACCCATAAATCAAGATGCACTAATCAACACCAACATCCGAGTTGGAACTGACTGGATGGCATGGGCTGCAGCTTCACAATCTAATTCGAAAATTCAATATAAAAATATCTATGAGGTAACTACTCTTTATGCGCGAATCATTCCTGCTGATTTCGCAATGCGAGTCCCAGCACCTAACACTCCACAAATCTGGAAATTCGTAGTAGTTAACCACCAAATCATTATCTATGCAGAGCGCCAAACTAATGCTCACAATCGCATTCCAATGTTATTTGGTGTTCCTTTGGAAGATGGTTTAGGTTATCAGACAAAATCTCTTGCACAAAATGTACAAGGTATTCAAGAAGTTTCATCTGCAATGATGAACTCTGTAATTGCTGCTCGTCGTCGTGCTATTAGTGATCGAGGTTTGTATGATCCATCGAGGGTTGGAGAAGCGCAAATTAACTCGGATAATCCGTCAGCTAAAATACCTGTCCGTCCAGCAGCATATGGTAAGCCGCTCTCTGAAGCATACTATGCGATTCCATTTAGAGATGACCAATCTGGTGTTATCATGCAGGAAATGGGTTCAGTTATTAAACTCTCAGAACTTATCTCAGGACAAAATCCAGCAAGACAAGGTCAGTTCGTCAAAGGAAATAAGACACAAACGGAATACTCGGATGTGATGAATAACTCCAATGGACGAGATCAAAACCAAGCTCTCCTCTATGAAGATCAAGTATTCACCCCTCTGAAAGAAATCTTAAAATTAAACATCTTACAATATCAAGGTCCAGATCAGATCTATTATGCAGATAAAAAGACTTCAGTTAAGATAGATCCAGTTGCTCTCCGCAAGGCTGTTGTTAATTTTAAGATGACAGACGGATTGGCTCCAGCATCCAAACTTATTAATGCTGACTCTTTCCAAACTTCTCTCCAGGTGATTGGATCTTCGCCTCAGATTGCAGCAAATTATAATATGGGCCCGATGTTCTCGTATCTTATGAAAACGCAAGGTGCTCTAATTTCTGATTTTGAGAAAACTCCAGAACAAGTTGCATACGAACAAGCTTCTAATCAATGGATGCAAATGGCACAACTAGCTCTTTCTAAAGGACAACCTTGGAATAATCCACAACCTACTCCACAACAGTTTGGTTATCTACAACCTGGACAAGCTCCAGCACCTAAGCCTGATGCTCTAACTTCTTTTATCCAAACAATCCAAGCCCAACAACCACAACAACCGGCTCCAACTCCTGATGCAGGCGCCGCCATTCCAAGTTAGGTAATCTATGTCTTATATCCTACCCTCCACCTTCACTAGATACTCACTTAACCAAGAGGAGATAATAGCCGGACAAACTCTCACAACCTCTAACCTCCAGCTGATTCAGAATTATATTGTGGATGCAGCTGAGGAGAAATTAGGTCTCAAATTCGATCCACTTAACCCACTTGCATTTGCGCAACGAGAAGCCGAATTGCAAGGTCAAATAGGCATTCTTAAAATGCTTGTTGAATTAGCTTCTCTTACCCACTCTTCTATCACCATCTCTCAGGAATAATATTATGGCTTTCTTCTCTAACATCTTTGGTTCCACATCGACGACTCCCACTGATGTAACTCCTCCTCCAGCGACTCCAGCACAAGCAGCTTTGCCTCCATTGGTAACTCCTGTACCGGCAGCGCCGGAATCCCCCATGGATCAATTTAAGTCTTTGTGGGAACCTGCAACTACTCCGAACGTTGATACAACTCTCCCAGCTAATATGTTTGCAGGTGCAGATCCTGCTAAGATGTTAGAAGCAGCTCGCAAAGTTAACTTCGCAGCTCAAGTTCCACCCGAACTCCTAGCCAAAATTACTTCTGGTGGACCTGATGCAGCAGCAGCTTTTGCTCAAGCTATTAATGATGTTGCTCAACGATCGTACGCTCAATCGTCATTCGCATCTACTAAAATTGTAGAAGCTGCTTTGGCAAAGTTTCAAGAAGGTCTGGATGCCCGGCTCCCTTCGCAAGTTAAGAGGCACCAAGTCTCTGAATCCCTCCGTGAATCTAATCCAGCTTTGAATCATCCGGCAGCTGCTCCAATTATGGAAGCATTGCAAGCTCAACTAACAGTAAAGTTCCCAAGTGCTTCTGCTAGAGAGCTTCAGGATATGGCCTCCGCGTACCTAACTTCTTTCACATCAGCAGCTGCTCCAAAACCAAAAGAGACAGCAGTTAGTGAGTCTGAAAATTGGGGCAAGTTTTTTGCGTAATCTCTCTTATCTTATTTAAAGGAAATATATCATGGGCTATAAACGTCTAGTTATTCAGGACCAAGGTTTGGTTCGTAATGCTCGCGCAGGTGATACTGAACAAAATCCAGTAATCATCTCTATCTCTGCTGATGCAATCGACACTATTACAGTTGCTCGAGTTGCTGGTGGTGTTCTGCAATATACTGGCTTTACTGCTGGTCGTGTTCTTACAACTGATACTGCTGTTAACTATCTTGCAGCTTTCCCAGAAATGGACATTGGTGATGCATATCTGTTTAAGATCTCTGTCACTACTGGCTTTGCTGGTACATTCTCTGCTGGTGTTGGTGTTACTCTCAAAGGTAAAGCAACTGTTCCAGCTAACTCGAATGTTGATGTGTATATTGTTAAAACCAGCGCCACCACTGTGGACTGGAATGTTTTGTAATCTGAAAGGAAACTGAAATGTCTACTGGTTTGTTTAATACCTCGGTCCTAACCACTGATCTTGCCAAGAAATCGTTCGCAGGAATGATTACTCGCCTGATGCCTAATGGTTCGGCACCTCTGTTCGGCATGACTTCTATGCTGCAATCTGAAACTGCTGTTGCAACTGAACACGGTTTTTTCACTAAAACAATGTTGCTGCCTCAGATCACTGTATCTGCCGCAGGTCAACTGATTAGTGATACAACTTGGACTGTTGTTTCGACAGCTAACATTCTCCCAGGTATGATCCTGCGAGTTAACAACTCTGCTTCTTACGAGAACGTTATTGTTAATTCGGTCATTAGTGCAACTCAATTGACTGTGACTCGTGCTGTTGGTACTGTGGTTGCTGCCGCTGTTCCTGCTTCTACTGATTGCTATCAAGTTGGTAATGCTTTCGAAGAAGCTTCGCTGCGTCCCAACAGCTTGATTATCAATCCAGTTCGTATCACTAACTACACTCAGATTTTCCGTAACACTTGGGCAATCTCTGACACCATTCGTCAGACAATGATGATTGCTGGTGATACTAACATCTCTGAATCGCGTACTGACTGTGCTGCATTCCACGCTGCTGATATTGAGAAAGCTCTGATCTTCGGTCAGAAATCTCAAGGTACTCGTAATGGCCAACCTTTCCGCACAATGGATGGTTTGGTTAATATTGTCGGTACTGCAGGCAATTACCCATCTTACTACGCTGGCGTAACCAACGTATATACTGCTGGTGGTACAACCACTTATCCTCAACTGGAAGGCTTCCTCGATCCATTGTTCAATCAGGCAACCGATCCGAAAGTTGGTAACGAGCGTATCCTGTTTGTTGGTGGTGCAGCAAAGAAAGTAATTACCAATATTACTCGTCTGGCAACTGGTAGTTTCTATCAGATTCAAGATGGTCAAACTTCTTGGGGCTTACAGTACTCGACTCTTAAGACAAGTCGTGGAGCTTTCCAGATGATTGAGCACCCACTGCTGAATTCCAACACTTCTTGGGCTAAGATGGCAATTGGTGTTGATCTCTCCACGTTCCGTGCTGCTTATCTTGGTGATCGTAAGACCCAAAATAAGGAATTCAACGCAGACCAAGATGCCAATGACAATGGTATCGACGCAGTTGGCGGTACTCTGACAACCGAGTTGACTTGTGTTGTTAAGAATCCTCCAGCTAACGGTGTTGTCTATAACCTGACTGCTGGCGCAGCGGGCTAATCTCCATAAGTCCTCCACTAGTGCAATGCTTGTGGAGGCATTCTTTTCTCCTGGTGGAGAAGGGTGCAGTTTTTATTACAATGGTTTTGCTGTCCACTAAAACCTATGTTACTACCCTTGCTCATTCCACCAAATAGGAAATCGAAATGTCTGAATTGTCTGTATTTAAATCTCGCGCGCCCACGATGGGCTATGTGTTCAAAACTGGTAAAGTTGTTCATTTTATGGGTGGCATTTATGCTACCGCAGCTAAGAATGAAATTGAAGAACTCACAACTGAATGTGAAAACGGCCACCCTAATTTCTATATTGATCCAACTCAACGAGTTCTGGATTCGGAGATGTTAGATCCAATCGCGGTTCTCCGAGCTACAATCCGTGCTGAAGAGGTAGCTAAGTTGCGTGCGATGGGTGATCCATTGCGGGATATGGGTTCCACTCCTCAAGGTAAGTTAGAAGGAATTGCCAACTCTCATTCAATCAATGGTTTGCAAGCAGCTTCTGAAGCGCAAGCAACTGCTGCACAAACAGTTATCCCACCGAGTGGTGCTGTGAATAAACCTATTGTTCTTGCCACCTCTAAGAAATAAAATCTAATGTCTACCTCATTCGCCAGTATTGTATCCGATGTAATGACTCTCACCAATCGGCCCGATCTGGTGAATGAGACTAACTTGGCTGTTAAAGCAGCAACATTAAAAGCTCACCAGTTTGATGATTGGATTAAAGACTTCACTGAAGCATCTATCCAGTTCTCAACTGCTGACTATTATCAGACACTAGATTACAAACAGATCTTTCCTCTCTGGCGCAAACCCAGATATATTCGCTGCTCTGATTCTAGTGGGGCACAAGGAACCATTTTAGATTACATAATCCCTGAGAAAGTAATCGATGCCTACGGCGCAAATCGAGTCAATGTATTTTATGTTGCTGGCGCCGAAGTTCAAATCCGGACCCTCGCACAACTCAAGTACTTCTTCGTAGGTTATTATAAGAATCCAGATGTAACTTCTGCTGGCTTTAGTTCTTGGATTGCCAACGATCATCCATTCGCCATAACCTATGAGGCAGCGGCAATTATATTTAAGACAATCGGATACGATGAACAAGTTCCGATTTATCGTGGGATGGTTGCAGAAGAAATGCAACGGTTAGTACAACATGCAACTACTGGACTAGGACTCTAATTTATGACAGCTTCTATTTGGAACCCAGGATCTACTACCTATGCAGCAACAGGAAATGGAACTGTTACTGAGAGATTTACATTGGTGGGTGGTCAGACTCTAATTACATTAACAACATTCACATACACTTCGGGCGCTAATGCCCTAAAGTTGTTTATGAATGGCTTGTTGTTGGAAGTTGGTTATGATTACCTAGAAACCTCCTCTTCTTCGGTAACTCTTACAACAGCGGCAACTCTCGGTGACGAGATCGAATGTTTAGGAATTGTTAATCTTGTAGACATTCTCCAACCTACAATCAACAATGCGGAAGTAGATATTGCAGTTGCAACCACTACTGATATTGGCGGAGCTTCCACTAATTTTATCAGAGTGGTTGGAGCAGGTACAATCAACTCTCTTGGGACTAATTTCAATGGCCCTATATTTCTCCGATTCACGGATGTTGTAATTCTCACCAATGGTTCTGCACTTATCTGTCCAGCTTCTACTAACTTGGTTGTTGGTGCTGGATATACTTGTGTTGCAACTCCTAAAGCAACAGCTGGTGCTGAAGATGGTTGGGTAATCTCTAGCTTATCTGCTAATTCTTTTGTACAACCTTATACTGGCGCAGTTACTAGAACCAACCAGCTTAAGCTTCAGGAATCAGTGAGCGTGAAGGATTTCGGGGCTAAGGGTGATGGAACGACTGATGACACTATTGCTATTACGCTGGCTCTAGCTGCTAGTAACTATGTAATATTTCCACCAGGAAGTTATTCTGTTTCATCTATCACATTTTCTATTGGTGGGCAACGAGTAGATTTTAATAATGCAATGCTAGTGGGTAATGCCACAGTAGCAACAGTAGCAGTTGTTAGATTTACAGCCACTCAAGGTATTTATAATAACTTAAGAGTAACTAGTAATTACAATCTTAATTATACAGCGGCCGTTCAGATTTATTCTAGCACACTAACTTCGTATTGTGGCAGATCTACTTGGACTAACCTAGGAGTATATAACTCAATAATTGGTGTCCTCATAGGAACTCTAGTCTCGTCTACTCCCATTAATAATCCGGTAAGTGAAAATACAATTATAGGAGGAGAATTCAGAGATGTTCAGATTTGTTTTTATAACTACCAACCTAATGGATTTATTCACATTATTGGGATGACTGTTGACTGTCAGAAATACGAATGGGATTTACATCATGCTGGCGTATTTAGCTATTTAAATTCAGTAGGTATACAGAATTGTCTTGGAAATGTTCACTTTCATGATTGTGAGTTTGTTAAGGCCCAGACTTCCTTAGGTTATGCCGTGGTTAATGGTTTAGCAGCAACTAGAGGAACTTGGACTACCACTACTGCATATGCGGTAAATGATATTGTGAAGGGGCCAACAGGATACCAAGATAAAAACTACTATTGCTATACCGCACATACCTCAGGTACGTTCGCTACTGACCTTGCCGCTGGTAAGTTTGGGCAACTTACTCCAACTATGATGATTACAGGCTGCAATGTAGAGGCGGCTTGTACTAATTTCTTTGGGTTTAACGGAGGAAGATATATAATTGATGGCTGGAATAATAACTATTGGAATGATGCTACCACCGCTTTTATAGAGATAGAAAATACCTCGTATGGAGTATTTAAAGCTAACTCAATGAATTTTTATAAGTCCGCTTACGCACCTGATATTGGACTTATAAATACACATACTGCTATTGGGTGGATTTTTAGATTTACTAATTGTACATTTGAGAATCAAAATATTCCATCTATGTTTCATGGAGATACTGGATACTCAACTCAGTGCAATGTTAGATTCTCTGGTTGCACCACAATTGATGCTAATTATGGGTATATCCCTTTAGACAGTTCTCCTGTTAGTTTACAACCAAATCTATTACTTCTTCCCGCAGCAGGTATTGGTGCTGTACCACCCGCTGCCACATATCAGGTAAGTGTTGCAGGTACAAGTATTTTAGTACAAACAGACGTAGCTACTTCACCTACATTGCCTGACACGCCTATACCTTTTGTACAGTGCATTGACATGATATCTGGTGCTGGGCAGAATAATCTCTACCTATATCCTGCTGCTGGTCCTACTGGTCCTGCTATGCAAGGACATATGATATTTGAATGGTGGCAAAAAACTATTGCGGCTACTGGAAATTTCAATGGCTCGATAACTGCTTTATACCTAGACAGTTCTGGTGCAGGATTTCTTGGGGCAGTTACTCTGTGTGACTGTACTATTGTTGGAGGGTATGCTGGAAATATTCCCTATAATAATACCGCTGCCTTAGGCTGGACAAGGAATGAAATAATTATTCCATTTGCACTTAACAATGCTAATCTTGTAGGAATTAGATTTACACAAAATGCCGCTGCACAGCGTTGGAAACTTGGTGGATTTAAATTTTATTAACTTAGGAACTACCATGCCCACTATTATCCAACTCCTAAAATCACGCACAGTTGTATTCGCAATCCTGCTTGCTACTCTCTCAGTGGCACAGGGTTACGTTGGCCTATTGCCTCTAACTCAAATACAACAAATGTACGCAGGAATAGCAATCTCAGTTATTGTAACAGTCTTGCGTATCGTCACCACTCAACCTATATCGGAGAAATAATATGAGCAAGGCACTTAAAAACAAAACGAAACTGAATGATTTATCGCTCGATGTTAAAGCAGATTTTGGTGCGGTAGGCGACGGCGTAACAGATGATACTCTTGCCATTCAAGCAGCTATTAACTATATCTGTGCTCAGACTAGTACCTCAAAAGGGACTGGTGGAGGCAGATTATATTTTCCTTCTGGTAAATACCGTATAACCTCTGGTCTATATATAGGTTATAATTTAGTTATTGAAGGAGATTGGTCATCTGGGTTTCCCTACCTCGGTAATAACACTAAATCTTCAATACTATGGTGTGATTTTGGTGCAAACATTAACCAGTGGGCAATAGACACTAATACTTTTACACCAAATAATAGTACAACTCGGGTTGCGTACAACGCATATGTCAGTGATCAAGTAGGTGTTACAGGCGCAGGTAGCTTTACTGAGACAGATGGCATTGCCATTAAAAACTTAGTAATCATTGATGCTAATAATCCTCTTCAAACCTATGTTCCTTACGGCTGTATCCGATTAGTCGGGTGTCCAAATGCTTTAATTGAGAATGTAACTATTCTTGGATTTGGTGTTGGAGTGCAGTTAAATACTTGCTTTGGCACTCGGATAAAGAACATCACTTGCGACTCTAATTATTATGGGTTGTTAGGCTACAACGCCAATAATGGTATAAGTGTAGATGGTGAGTTTACAAAAGTAATATCCCCATCAAGTCTATCGATACCCGCTGGAAACATTCCATCTTGGATGGCGTCTAATGTAAATATGGGAACTGTTTATTGGCTCAATAACTCCACACATAATCAAAGTAGTAAAGGAGTTATTCTTGCTGGAGCTAATGGCATTGGTTCAAATGGGCATTTAATTAATGTCATTTTGCAATACTGGCAAGATTCTGTTTTTCTAGTAAATTCCTATGGAACACTATTCGATAACTTATACATTGAGGGATCACAAACACAGAATGTTATAACCTCTGCCTATTCCGCGTATAAAGTACTAAGCCTACATAATTACTCCTGGACAGGTGCTTATGTTATTGATGCTGGATACCAGACAGTAGCAGATATAGATATTATAGGTCTTAACCTGTCAACGACATTTGCTCAAAATGTATGGTCAAGCGGAAATGTCTTGGATAGCTCTCAGATTACTGTTAGAAATATGGGAGGCTCTGGAACTCCGGTCCTTGCAGCTAGACCAAAGATAAATCTTGCGTATCAAGAAGGTACTTTTATACCTACTATAGCTGGATCGACTGTGGCGGGAGCGGGTACTTATACAATGCAAACTGGAAGTTATACACGACAAGGCAGAGTTGTTACTTTTACACTCAATTTAGCATGGACTGCTCATACAGGTACCGGAAACTTGTTAGTTGCTGGATTGCCGTATTCAGAGGCAAACTCTGCGGGAGCTGCGTTAAGTGTCGTTAGTTATAATTTGACATACTCTGCTGGTCAGCTTGTGGCAAGAATGACAAGTAACTCTAGCGTAGAACTACTTATGAATATAAATGGAAGTGCTTATAATAGTGTACCCATGGATACACAAGTTAATTTACTCACAGTATCTGGAAGTTATTTTATAAGTTAATACAGAGGAAATATAAATCATGCCAACTCTAATCCAATTAGCCAAATCCAAAACCGTTTTGTTCAGCACTGCATTAAGCCTACTCGGTTTAGTCAATGCTTATATCGGAGTCTTTAACCTTACGGCTGACCAACAGTCTTATGCACTCCTAGCAATAGGTATCATATCAAATGGCTTGCGGTTTGTTACTACTCAAGCCCTTAACAAAAAATAGAGATGGCACAAATAGTCTATCGTGGGAATTTGTCTGCAAAGGCATTCCCCTTACTAACTGATTACCACGGCCGGACTATTATAACTCCTGGCCCTGATAACACATTTAATCGCTCTCTTGTCTCAACCGAGGATATTGACCGAGATGTTGGTGTGCCTATCATTTATTATTGCCACAACGTACTTCCTGCACCATATGGATTTAACTCAGTTGGCTATGAAAAACTTATATCCGCAGCAGGAGCAGGAGGATTTACCGATGCTAGAATCCTCAGATCTAATGCAATCTCTTCCACAGTCAATGGACCTAAGTTTTACTTCGCTCCTCAGCAAGGAGGAACTCACTACTCTTTTGCTGTGGGAGGAACGGCTTGGGCTGCAATTTCGACCAGCGTTCCTTATACTTCCAGCACAGTTATCACCTATGCAACATTGCAAGGAATCTCGTACATATTCTTTTCAGGTATCGGTTGTTATAAGTACGACTCAGCAACTAACACATTAATTGCAGTCACTCTTACTTCTCTCGTACCTGCAAATATTAAAGGAATCACAACCTATCAAGGGTACATGATTGCCTATGATGAATCATCTATCTATTGGTCATCTGTTCTTGACATAAATTACACAACCAATACAGTTGATTTTACTCCATCTCTCTCAACAGGTGCAGCGAATATTCGTTTGGAAGGTGCTAGAGGTCCCATAACTATTGTGGTTCCAGCGACATTTGGTATTGCTGTATATACTGCATCTAACATTGTCTCTGGAGTTTACTCAGGTAACTCTCGCTACCCATTTAACTTTAAAGAGGTTGTGGCTTCTGGTGGTTGCTCGACCCAAGATTATGTATCTTATGATGCCAACACTGGTAATCAATATGCATATACAACCTCTGGTATGCAAACAGTTACGGCAACTGCAACCCAGACTATATTCCCTGAGATAACTGACTTTCTTGCTGGATCTGATTTCGAGGATTTTGATGAGTCCACTCTCTCATTCTCGCAGCAAAAGTTAACTGGTGCAATGCATAAAAGAATTACCTCTGTCTCAGATCGCTATCTTATATTCTCTTATGGAGTATCTGGCCTAACTCATGCTCTTGTCTATGACATGACCCAGAAAAGGTATGGGAAACTTAAGGTGGATCATGTAGCTTGTTTCGAATATGAGTATCCAGATCCAACATTAGTTGATGCACCTAGAAGGTCGATAGCATTTTTGAAAGCGGATGGATCTATTTATACAGTGAATCCATCAGTAACATTTTCTAGTTCTAATGGTGTGATTCTTTTGGGTAAGTTCCAATATGTTCGCTCCAGACTTATATCTTTGGAAGAGATAACAATCCAATCAGTTCACTCTACCCAATCTGCAACTGTGTATGATATGGTATCTGATACTGGTGGAACTGTGGATACTATGACAAGGTATCAGGGTTATGAAACCTCAGTTCCTGGAGATTTCCAGAGAACTTATAAGATCCATAAGACAGGTATAAACCATTCAATTCTTTTGGTTGGCGGTTTCTTCCTCTCATCAATTGTTCTAGCTTTCCACATCCACGGTCGGAGATAAGATATGAGTTACAAATCCTCTATTAACACTGGCCTACCTAACATTCCAGATCCTCCTGATCCATTATTTTTTGCAGAGTTCACTAGGGTATATAATGCAATCCGAAACCTAACTCTTGCTGTGGATGCATACACTGGATCTCTAGCTGCTGACCCTGCTTACTATTCCCAGACTCCGGCCACTCAAACAATTCTTGCACAAAACACCCAGAGGTTATATGTCCTATTTTCAGATACTGCCACTTATGGCCAGACGATTAATCTATGGAACAATGCAGGAGTTCTTAATGCAAGACTCTCTAACGCCACTGCTGCTGGTAAACCTGTTCATGCTTGGTGCTCTACCGCTGGGGGAGTAACTTCAGGAGCTTACGGAGAAGTTATGTTGGGTGGATTGTGTACTGCAATTAGCGGTCTAACGATTGGACAAACTTATTATGCAGGAAACACAGCTGGTACAATTGCTCCTACTGCTGGAACTATCCCACAAAAAATCGGCTATGCGATCGGAGCCGGATTGCTTATATTTAAACCGGATCTTATATAACATGCCTATACTCTTGTCAGAACATTTCACTCTTGAAGAAGCTACATTATCAGGAACGGCATCTAGAAATGGAATCGACAACTCCAAACCTTCTCCGGAAGTTATCACGGCGGCATCGTATACAGCAGTTCGTATGGAAGGTGTTAGATCACTATTGGGAAACTGTCCTATTCATATTGATAGCTGGATTCGGTGCTTGGCTCTCAACCGTGCTTTAGGTTCCAAAGATACTTCACAACATCTGAAAGGAGAAGCGATTGATTTCATTGCTCCACAATTTGGAACTCCTACGGAAATTGCAAAGTTGTTGGTGCAACGAGTGGAGACTGTTGGTTTCGACCAATTAATTCTCGAGCATACTTGGGTACATATCTCTTGGAACTCGTTCCCCGGTTCTAAACAACGTAACCAAGTTCTATCATTGCTCTCAGATGGCTCCTACTCTCGGGGCTTAACGGATCAATTTGGCAATCATCTTTAAAGGAAATCTATCATGGCTGGTGTAGTTATCTCGAATCAAATCCTTGCTGGTGGACAATCTCAAAAGGTTGTTACAGGTGTTGCCTCTGTGCAATCCACCGCTCTTAACTGTTCTCAAGTTACCATTGTCTGTGACACTAACACATTCGTACGTATGGGTCTTAATCCTACCGCGGTGTCTGATGGTACAGATCAGATTCTTCTAGCAAATCAACAGTATCGAATCATCCCAATTATCCCTGGATACAAGATTGCATTTATCTTGGCAATTGGTACTGGGAATGTCTATATAACTCCGGAAGCCTAACATGAGTGTGTCTGCAACCATTGCGCTTTCATCCTCTGGAGTTGTTATTCCAGCTGTTCCTGGATTCCAGATTGTAGTTGTTGGATGTGCATTGGTTGCAAGAGTTGCCACTGATGTTAAGTTCCAATCAAATGGAGTTACAGATCTTATGGGAGCAATTCCTCTCGCAGCTACTGCTGGATTTGTTCTCCCATCTTCCACTCTACAATATGCCTGGATGAAAACAGCTATTGGAGAGTCTCTTAATATTAACATGACCAATCCTACTGATGTTGGTGGTGTCATCATCTATGATCTGATCTAATTATGACACTTTTAGTTGCAACCGTCGGGGCCAATCTAGCTCTCGAACATATAGTTAATAAGACAGCCCCAGAGAATCTAATCCTGAAGTTGTTTATTTCTAACACAACTCCTGCGAATGGAGACACAGCTGCTACTTATACTGAAGCAACCTTCCCAGGTTATGCAGCAATCACATTGGCAGGAGCTTCCTGGGGCGCTGCATCTGCTCGCAGTATTGCATATGCACAACAAACATTCACTTGTTCTGGTGTGTCTACTGACAATGTGTATGGATACTATCTTGTTGGAGCCACATCCACTGTTCTATATTGGGCAGAACGAGATGCATCTGCACCTTTCGCAGTACGAGTTGCTGGTGATGCAGTTAAAGTAACTCCAACCATAACCGCTTAAGGATCTGGGATGGCTGCACAAGGAACTGCTCTCTTAGATTTTGGTGCATACCCTGGCAATGTAGAAGCATCAATTGCGGTTACTGGTCAGGCAGGTATCCTAATAACTTCTCTAACTGAAGCATGGATTATTCCTGATGTGACAGCTGACCACTCTGAGGATGAACATATCTTAGAGCCAGTGTATGTATTCATTGCTAAATCATCTATCACTGCAGGTGTTGGTTTCACAATCAGAGGTTATGTAGAAGGAACTCTGAGAGTCTACGGTAAATTCAATATCGGTTGGGTTTGGAATTAAGGAAATAAAATGGCAATTCAACTAATTGGTGGTACTACTGGTGCAATTGCCGAAGTAGAAACTACATATAAAGCAGTAAGAACAACTCCTCGTCCTCTTGATCATGGATCATTGGGACATTATCGTCTTGCTGCAACTATTCCTCTTGTTGTCACTCAAGCAGCCAATGGTACATTGTTCTCGTTTCGTTGGGGTTCTGCTACTGCTCAATGTGTACTTACTAAACTTCGTTTATCTGTGATGCAAACTGCTGCTGCAACTGCAACTATCGCACCAAACTTCTCTGCATTTATTGCACGCTCATTCACTGTGTCTGATTCGGTTGGTACTGCTATTGCTTTAACTGGTAATAACATGAAGAAGCGCACTACAATGGCGACCACTGGAGTTACTGACATAAGAGTTAGTGCTGTTGCTGCTGGCCTAACTGCTGGTACAAGAACTTTGGATGCAAATGCAATCATGGTTCTACCAACTCAACAAACCATCACTACTATCAATCCTGCAATTTATATTCAAGATTTAGATGTTGGTGTGGGTGATGGCAATCATCCTTATGTGCTTACGCAAAATGAAGGTTTGATTATCCAAGGCCCATCGGTTATTTTTGGTGCTGCTGGTACTGCCAATCTGATTGTGGATATGTCATGGGCTGAAGTAGCTACTTATTGATAGGTAAGATATGTCTCTACTACTTTCACGAGTTGGAGGTGGTGGACCAAGCACTAAGACTCTTTCAGTTTCTGGAGGTATAAGTCTTGGAGGAACTTCCACCCAAGTACATACTAGAATATCTGGTGTGTCGGGTGGATTTTCTTTATCTGGCTCATCTCCACAAGTCCACACAAAAATACAAACGGTTTCAGGAGGAATTAGTTTTGCTGGAACTGGAAGCCTTAATAAAACAAAGACTCTCGGAGTGTTGGGTGGAATTGTCTTGGGTGGACAATCATTATTCATTAAGGTCAGAATACTTAATGTGTCTGGTGGGATTGTTTTCTCAGGCACTGCACCAATTACATTTGTCCCAGCAACTCCCACAGGAACTACTTACACTCTTACAGTCTCCGGTGGTATCTCTCTCACAGGCTCAAGCCTATATATCAGGTCCAGAACTCAAACAACATCTGGTGGGTATTCGTTCGGAGGAGTGGGTGGATACAACAGGATTCGGTCTTTAACACCTAATGGTGGATTCAACTTTACTGGAGTCCAGCAATTAATTCGTACAAGAGTGGAACCTGTATCTGGTGCAATCAGTTTAGGGGGACATGGATCTACGATCTTTATACCTTCAGGCGGCAGTGTTGTGATCCCCAAGCGAACTATGATGGGTGCTGGGATATGATTCATAAACTAACTCAGGGATATACCCCATGCAAGATACAATCGACGATCACGAACGCCGACTTAAAACCTTGGAGGCTGAAAGAGTGTCACTACTTGAGCGATCAAAACGAATTGAAGATAACACAGCTGAACTTCTCTCCACATTCAATGCACTTAAAGGTGCTTGGGTTGTTTTGAATTTCATAGGTAAATGCGCTAAGCCTCTTGCAGCTATTGGTGCATTGGTTGGATTTTACTTCTCTATTAAAGGAACAGGTAAATAATATGGCCTCCCTACTAGATGTTACCCCCGCTGGTGCAGTTGTTGATCTTGTATCGACAGTTGGATCTAAGTTAATAGATCGTATTTGGCCTGATAAAACTGCTCAAGCAGCAGAACGAGATCAGGCAACTCTTGCTCTTCTTCAAGTTCAAAATGACCAAGAGATTAAAACTGCGCAAGTTAGTCTATCTGCTATCATTGCAGAAGCACAGTCCACTGATCCTTGGACTTCCCGTGCGCGCCCAAGTTTCATGTATGTTATATACATCCTTCTATTGTCTGCAATTCCAATGGGAATCTTAGCTGCATTTAGGCCAGATCTTTCTGCTTCAATTGCACAAGGATTTAAACTATGGTTGGCAGCAATTCCAGACTCTTTATACACTCTGTTTGGTGCTGGTTATCTAGGTTACACTGGTGCTCGCACAGTTGAGAAATCGAAAGGAAAATCATAATGGCAATAGCTACATTACCTGCACCAGCAGCTACATCTGGTATCTCTACGATTCAAGATCTATATGATTTAATCAATGGTAAAACCACAACTGATTCTGGAGGTACAACTTCCTCAACAGTTACTGGTGGTTTGGATCAAGCTGGCATGAATGCAATGTTCAAGTCTGCTATGGAATCTACCAATGGTTTGGCTGCTGTATCTCAAGGTCAGCGAACTGCCGGAGGTTATGGATCTTCTGTTAACACTATGTTGACTAATGATCTTATGGCCCGAACTGCTGGTCAGATTGCAGCTGCCAATATTAATAAGACAACCACGACCACAACTCCACAAACTACCAAGACTGTTGGAGGAGTTACTGCATCTGGAGCAATTAACTCAGCTGGATTTTTGGGCGCATTGCAAGCTTTAAATCAAACTGGTGCATCTTCTTGGCTTAAGAAAAATGTTTTCGGAGATAAGGTAGCTCCAGCTGATGCAACTTCCAACGGAATCATTGGTGCTGGCGCTGCTGCTAATCCAATGAATATGGATCCACAACAGAGTCAGGCTCAAGCTGCTGGCATTGATGCAAGCCAATTCATTAATGCTCAAGTGGATAACTCAGGATCTCCTACTTCTATTGTGGATTTTGTTGGCGCTCCTAATGTCCAAGAATCTGGTAATGTTTCTATTCCTGATTTCGTAGCCCCAACTGCACCTGATCCAGTATTTACTGCTCCAACTGGTACTGATCTAATTGATGAGTATGCTGATGGTGGTTATATTACTAAGAATGGCGGCCCTGGACCTTATATCTCTAATGGTCATCCAATGGTTATGATGGCTGATGGAGGGCCTGTAACAAAAAAGCCTTCAGTCCTAGGAACAAGTCAGTTTAATTCTGTCGTTGATCCTAGGCAAGGTCTTGCTGGTGAATCAATTACTTTGAATCCAGATGGTACAGTTAATACTGGAGCTTCTGGTTCTGGTGGTACAACTGCTGCATCTTCCGGTTCCGGATCTGGTGGAGGATCTTCTAGTTCTCGCACAATCGGAGATAACATTGGTAATGCAGTGTCTGGTAACATGAGTCAATCAGATGCCCAAGGTCTCTCAGCAGGTTTGTCTGTCGTTGGTAGGTTGATGCAAAATCCAACTCTTGCTAACTTAGGTACTATTGGTCAGATTGCATCTTCTGCTAATCCAGGAATGGCTGCTGCTGAGACTGGTGCTAATGTTGCAACTGGCGGATTGTACGGTAAAGTTAAATCTGCCATTGGTGTTATCTCTAATCCTTCTGTTGTGACTGGAGTTAATGCTTTATCCTCTTTGAATCCAGTTACTGCTATTGCAAATCAATTAGCTTCTTTAGCTGGTCTGCCTTCCATTGGCTCAGTTGTTGGAACTACGATTGCTAATGGAATGGAAGGTGATCCAATGGATAATATGATGAGTCTCACCAATGCTTATGGTACTGCGGTATCTGAGAATCCTTCTGTTGCTCCAGCTCCATCTAATGCTGCTGATCCTAACTCTCCTGGACCTGCTAGTATTGGAGATACCTCTGGCCCAATTGGAACTGTAACTTCTGGGTATTCTAGTGGTGGACATGGAGGTAATGGTGGAGTTGTTGGAGATCGTGGTCCCGGTGGATCTAGCGGAGAAGCTGGTGCTGCGGCTGCTGGAGCATCTCCATCTGGCCCAGGTCTTGCTAATGGTGGAGAAGTAGATGGTGCTGGAACTGGAGTATCTGATTCCATTCACGCGATGTTATCTGATGGCGAATTCGTTTTGTCTAAAGATGTTGTAGATGCCATCGGAGTCCACAATCTCCAAGCTCTCCAAGATAAGTACCACACTCCAGCTGCGGTTCAGAAACTTAAATCATTTGCGAGGGCATAAGAAATGAACTCTGATATATTCTCTCCTATGTTGGAGGAAGCAATTCCAACTGAGGCGCCAGAAACTGCTGATCCTATTCACGAGCGTAATATGCTGGTACTGCAAATTCTTAAAGCAATAGTGTCTGGCAATGATGCGACTGATCCTATGTCTATGTTATCTGATATGTTTGGAGGAGATTAAATGGCCGAAGTAAAAGACAATCCAGTAATTAACTACTATGCTCAGGCTGCACAAGCTCAAGCCGGAGATGTGCAAGCTAAGATTGATGTTGCAAAACAATTAGATAATCAAGAAGCTGCTAACTCTGCTGCTCAAGTTGCTCAGACTGCAATGGGTGGTGCACAGCGTACTATGGATGCAGAGAAGAATGCATGGTCAGCTGCGACTGATGCCAAAGTAGCTCAGATTAGAAAAACGTTTGGAGCAGATATGACTGCCCAAGGATCTGAATCTAACTATTGGTTAGGTGAGATGCAAGACAATGCCCATAAAGCATATGCAGCTTTGGACTCGATCAAAGAGAAACAACAGGCAACTCTCTTGAATGATCCTCTAGGATTTATCAATGCACAGTTTACTCTGCCTGCTGATATTGCAACTCATAACTATTATGCAGAGAAACACAACATTGCAGAACAAGCATTGAATGAGATCACTCAAGCCTCTGATGCTGCTGTGATTGCAACTAACCATGCCAAGCAAACTACGTCCACAGAGTTCGCAGTAGCTGAAGGTGAGAAGGCTGCTCAAGGTGCTGCATATAATGTCGCAGTCTTGAAAGAACAGAATGCTGGTAATCGAATCAAAGGTATTCTGGAAATCAATAACCTTACAAGTCAACAGGCATCTCTTGCATTGCAAGTTCACTCTGCTCAGAACTCAGATAAGAGTTTACAATTGCAAGAACAGAACCATGCTGATATGATGGAGCAACGGCAAGCTCGCTTAGATGCAGCTGCTGAAGGTAAAGCAGATCAGGAAGAAATGCGTCAAGCTTATAATGCTGGTGCTCGCAGAATGGGTAAACCTACCATTGATGACCTAACTTCTTTTAGAAGGTATTTTGCAGTCAATAATAAGAATGCAGATTTCATGGATATCTTAGGTCAAGGTCAAGAGATCCAACTTAATGGTGGTGCATCGACTGGAGTTGCTGTTGCTGGCTCTGCTGGTAAAACTGCACTCCTCTATGCATCTGGTGCAACTAACAATCTCAGGTCTGATCCAGTTGGAGCATTCTTGGCAGATCAATTAACCATTGTTAAGTCTGGCCCTAATGCACCTAAGGATCGGGAAGCCCTTGCTGGAGAAGTTACCACTCATGCAGTTAATGTTGCTACTGCGATGAAGAAACAAATCCGCGATGACGCTCCTAATATTTATGCTGCTCCTCCTCCTGCTGTTGTCTTAGATGCAGTTGGAACTAAGTCTGACCCATTCTTGGATTCAGCTATTCGACCTTTGGTGACTGATCCATCTGTGAAGATTCCTGACGGTAAGATCTTTGGTGCGGCCTTTGATTTTGCAGCTGGAAATAAAGGTAACTTTAATATGGCAGCCGAGGGTATTAAAGCTTATTACACTCAAGCAGTTCTCCAGAATGTTCTATTGAAACAATTCTCTGAGAAAGGTTTGCCTACTCAAACTAACTATCCAGTTGTGATTGATGGTAAGATTATTGATGCAACTGATCTTATCCAAGTTAAGTCTGCATTGATCCGTCATAATGTTGGTGAGTCTGGTGTGACTGCTGCTAAGATGTTTAACAATTATAACCTCGGAAACTAAGAGACTTATATGGACTACAATTCTGCACCTGACTATCTCAAAGCCGCTGATCTTCATAATATTGGATCTGGGACTGATTCGTTTTTCGATGCTCCAGTTGATAACACAGTTGATTTTGTGAAGGCTATTCCTAAGTTCGCAGTTACATCTGTGGCCTCTGGGATTAATTCGATTTATAATTCCGGAGTTGCTGCTGGTAATTTCTTTGGAATCACAAATGCCGAACAGAATGATCTATCTCAGACTCTGGGAGCTTATGATGCAGACTTGTCTAATTACTATGGTGCCCATAAGCAAGCTGTTGACCTAGCAGGATTTGTTGCGACTTCTTTCTTGCCTGGAATTGGTGGAGTTAAGTTGTTTCAAACAGGCCAGAAAGTTCTTGCTGGTGCAATTGAAACTGGAGGTTTGGCTTCCACATTGGCAAAAGGAACTGGTCTGATTCCTACCTTAACATCTGAAGGTAAAACTCTGGCAACTGTTGCTGGAGAAGCTCTTGCACAAGGACAACAGACATTCACCCTTATGAATGCTGGAGTTCTGAAAGCTATTGCTGGTGGTGCTGCACAAGCTACTTGGGAATCAGCTGCATTTGAGATGGCAGTTCAGGCAACTATGTTTAAGTCTCCTGTTCTTGATGGACAAGATATTCGAGATGTTGGATCTAACATTCTTCTTGGTGCTGCAACTGGTGGAGTTATTGGTGGAGCTATCAATGCTGCTGGAGTTGCAGGTACGATTAAGAAGGTAATTACCAAAGCTGATTTGGAACAGAAACCTTTCACTCTGCGAAGCTCTCAGTTTGGATTGTCTGAGCCTTCGGATAAGATTATGGTGGCGGCCCATGATTTGCAAATTACTCCAGAGGCTCTCAATCCAACAGAGACAGCTTTGAGGACAACTCGGATTACTCAACTGAATCAAGAGATCCGAACTAATCTCCATGCTCTTACAAGTGGTGATGCAGATCTGGGTAATGTTATTGCTGATACATTTCAAGGATCTACTGGAGATCAGATAGCTAAATCTCTCCAAGGTGCAGCTAAGATAAGTCGGCCTGGAGCAATGGGTGAAGCTGGAGAAGGTCACACTATTGGATTTATTAAGTTGCATGGTGAGGATGCAGGCCGAGCTACATTCGATCCTTTGCGCCCTAATCAGTTAACTCTTGCCGATACAATTCCTGGAGGTAGGGAAACAATTCTGGCAACAGTTAAATCAATTGCTGCTGGATGGAAAGGTAACGGAGCTATCTGGAATCCAATCACTGCATCTGGAATGTCAGAGGTAGAAGCTCGGTATATCTGGGCAGAGAAGATGGCCAAGTATTCGGATGGCATGACCATTCATACTAATGACATTCCTTTGTTGGAAGGTGCTTTAAGAAACAATCTATCTCATGTGAATGTAACTGATGGAGTCCATGAGTATGCAGTTGCTGCTGCTGACATGGCTAATGAGGTTGCACAATCTAAGATGGTTCTTGCACAGCAATTAGGTGATGCTAAGAATGCAGCTTGGGGTTTCAAGTCTGCGAATGCAGTCGATGATATTAAACAAGGTGTCAAACAAATCACATCTGATGAAATAGCTCGGATAACCAATGTCTCAGTCAAGAGATTGGAAAACGATGAGAGTGCATCTATGTTCGCAAGGCAAGATGCCCAAGCAGCTTATGATGCAATGCGAGCATCTAAGAAGATTACCCAAGGTGAATCTGATTTGTCTTTCATTCCTCAACATGCATCAGTTGCTTATAAGACTGGACGCATTATGGGATATGATGGCAACACTGTGTCTGCGATGGTTAACATCAAGCAAACTCAGAAGATTGCACAACAAACTATTGATCGTGCATTCAATGGCATTGCTGGAGATTTGTCTGATCGGTTCTTCCATCCCGGAGATACTGCAATCCTGAATTCGAATCGCTATGGTGCTGGTGCAGGATTGTTTACTTTCTCTAATGGATCTTATGGAACTCTTGGTTCTTGGTCTGAGAATGTTGGAGCCGCAACTGCATCTTTGCAACAACGATTGGCTAAGAATACATCTGACACTTTAGATTCGGTAATGTTAAGGTTGCGAGGAGATCAGGCTGCTGCAATTGAGTTTGACAAAATAAATAACTTGGTTGCATCATCAACTGAGAAGTATATTCTTAATGAAGCTGGTGATGGATTGATTGCACAGAAACTTGCCGATTATCAGGCCGCTGTTAAGTCTGGACAGAAAGGTGTTGAGGTCCCTACATTATCTGGCCCTGATACTATTCCTTTCACTAATGAAATAACTGGTGATGCAATCGCTGGTAGGATTCAATCTAATGGAGCTAGGGTTGTTCACTCTAGGAATTTGAGAGCAGCACAAGGTTTGGAAGACTCTAAAAATGAATTGGCATATTATCCTCTGAAACCTCAGCCAAGGGATTATCCGTTCTTTGCTTTTGTGAAAGATGAAACTGTTACTGGTGCTGGTCTGGGACATACATCTATGATCCATGCTACATCACAAACAGAATTGGATGACATGATTAAGATGGCTAGAGCTAAGACTGGCTACACTGTTTACACCAAAGGAGATACTGAAGCATTTTATAAAGCTAATCAGGCTTATGAATGGGATAGAACTCTCCACGACAACTACATGGATGCAGGTCTTAAGAGTGCTGGTGTGAATAATCAATTCTTTCCTAAGACTGATCCTACTAAGATTGTGGATGGTTGGATGGAAGCAGAACGCAGAGCTAATGATGCTCTCGCACGTGAAGCTGTGTCTGCTAAATTTGGTAATGAGTTCGATCAGTTGGAAACTCTCGGAGGTCAATATACCAATGTTGCATCTTCTCGCTATGGAGTTACTGCTAAATCAATTGAGTCCTCTACTCAGAATCCATATAATGACTATCGCAAGACAGCTCTAAATATCTCTCGTTTGAATGAGTATCCTCTCCTATCTGCTTTCAATCGGAATTTGGAATCATCTGTCTCAGGTGTGATTCAAAAGATTGTCAATGTGTGGGATGAAGCTAAGTCAGTGAATGATCTCCAGACAGTTAACTCTGCTCTTGAGACTGCTGGTATCAATCATGCGTATAAGAATGCAGCTGAGATTATTCTTGCCAATCATAGTGCTCCTAAACCTTATGTTAGTAATTTCATTCGAGGTGCCAATGCTATTCTCTCTAATACTTTCCTTCGTTTGGATCCTCTTAATTCTCTTAACAATGCTATCGGTGCGCAAGTCCTCTTAGGTCATGAGACTTCTTCAGTTGTCAAATCATTATTACGTGGATTGGATGAAGCTGGAGTTATGGTTCCAGGAACTGACAATGCTATCTTATCTCCAGGTAAATTGATTGCTAAAGCCAATAAGAACTATTGGGATGCAATGAATAGCAATGATCCTATGGCTGTGCTGCGTCGTCAGACCTATCGTGAGAATGGTTGGACAACTACGATCTCGGATCAGCATAAACAAATGTTAGATTCTTTGGCTCTTGCTGGTGATGAGAATCCAGCACAGTTGAATACCAAGTTGGGTCAGGCAATGGCAATTGCTAAGAACCTTACTGCTAAGGGAGAAGTGTTATCTGGTAACAAGTTAGCTGAAGAATACAATCGTTATGTTGCTGCTGATGTTGGAAGGCAAATCTCTGACATGCAAATCAAGAGTGGTCTTATGAGTCAAGATGCACAAACATCTTTCATCAATACATTTGTCAATCGTACCCAAGGTAACACTCTCGCATCTCAGCGGCCTCTTGTATTCCAAGGTCCTATTGGTCAGGCCGTAGGCCTATTTCAAACATTCCAATTTAATACAATGCAACAATTGTTTAGAGGAATCTCTGAGGGTGGTCCGAAAGATGCAGCAATGTTGATGGGCTTGCAGGGTACAATGTATGGTCTGAATGGTTTGCCTGGATTCCAATTCATTAATCAACATATTGTTGGAACTGCTTCTGGTAATCCTAATCACACTGATGCTTATACTGCATTGTATGGTGCTGCTGGTAAGACTGCTGGTGATTGGTTGATGTATGGAGTACCTTCTAATCTCTTGCAAACTAATATCTATTCTCGGGGTGACATTAATCCTAGAACTCTGACTGTGATTCCAGTTAATCCACAAGACATTGTTGCTGTATCTGCCTTTGGTAAGTTCGCTTCTAACCTTAAGGAGACTACTTCTAAGATAGCTGCTGGAGGAGATGTGTGGCAAACCTTGTTACAAGGCATGGAACATAACACTTTGAGTCGGCCTCTTGCAGGATTGGCACAAACTTTGCAAGCTGCTGGTGGAACTGGTAAAGTCTACTCAACTACTAATGCTGGTGATATTAGTTTTGTTAATGATTTCATGTCTATGGCAACTCTCTCTCGCCTAGCTGGAGGTAAGCCTTTGGATGAAGCTCTTGCCAATGATGAAGTGTCGAGAGCATTAGTGTATAAAGCTGCTGATAGGGCAAGGATGAAAGCATCGACTGAAGTGTTTAAGACTTCTGTGATTGGTGATCCATCAGGTAATGTAGACGAGAAAGCTGTGCATAATTATATGGATGCTTTCGTACATAATGGAGGAAGGGCTGAAGATTTTAATAAGAACATGTTGAATGCAATTACTAAAGTTAATGCCCCGAGAGCTAATGCAATTATGGCTGCATTGAAAGGGCCGTATGCAGATCATATGAAAACTCTAATGGGAGGAACAGTAGAGGATTTGCAAGCAGCGCAGTAAACTGAGAGATTTGCAGAAAAGAGAAAGCCCCAAAAGAACTTAATCTGATGGGGCTTTTTTGTGGGCGTCATTTATATGGTGTGGTTGCCCATATCAGAGTGTTGTTATCTGTGTTGCTTGCCCAATCTTTCACTGACTGTGGCATGTTAGAACAACCAGATAGAAACAAAACTAGAATCAGTGCGCTCCGAATTTCCATGCTTCTTTACTCCAATCATCTGAGAGACCTTTGATTGCTTCTCTTACTTTCATTTGCAACAATCTAGATCTTAGTCTATCTGCTAGAGCTGCGAGTTGTTCTCCATCCAGTTCTGCATCAATCTCTACATTGCAGTAGTGACAAGTCTCAGCTAGGATAACTTCGAGACCTAAGTTTGCATGTTTCTGAATTCGTTGAATCAGTAATGGGTGGTGGCCCATTTCAACTTGGAGTTGTATGAACTCCTCAGGAAACATTTCATGGTACATTATAAACTCTCGATCTTATAATGGGAAACAATTGCATCCATCAATCGAGCTTCGTATCTTGCGTCGCCCAGAGCTGTGTGTTTGTGTTCGTTGATTGGGTCAGGATCAATGCCCATAGGAAAGAGAGCTTTCAATGTTCGGAGGTCTCGATTGTTTCTGAAGTTCCATACCTTATGCATACCAAAACTATCTAAGGTATAGGTAAGAAGCCTGTTATCGAAGTCAGATCCGTTACCCCAGATAGCTACATCGGCGCCGCCTGATTTCACAAGAGAGATCCAATATACGAAATCAGTTAGTGCATCAAGATAATTGGATTGACCCGAGAATACAACCATCTTAGTTGCTGGATCTTGTTTGTCCCACCATTCCATTGTTTCAGAATCCTTGTGGAACTCTGAGCACCTAGCTTCTTCATATGCAATTGTGGTTTCGAATTCATAACCTGCCTGCGCTGGCACATATTTGCGATCGAACTCTGGAATGCAACAACCGATCTGAATGATTGCTGCATCTTCCCGAGTGGATAGAGTTTCTAAATCCAGTGTGATGTTGATTAGTTGTTTCATGTCAACTCCCTTGCACATGCATAACACAGTTCGCGATTCTCATTTACAGATCCACAGTATTTGCACTCAGTTAGGGTTGGTGGGGGTGGTGTTTTGTCTGCTCTTGCGATTGCTTCCTGATCTGAATACTTATCCGCATATCGTTTGGATAATTTAGCTACGTTGTGTGAAATAATATGTGAGCGAGGAATACCTAGGCAATTACGCAAGGCTGTCATATAAAATTCTAGATCACCTAGCTCCTCAATTACATTCTCGCGATCCAAGGGTTTACCATAAGCCCAATGTTTCTTAATTGCATCTAGGAGTTCTCCTGCTTCTCCTGAGATTCCCATTGCTGCATGGGCTAGATCATCAATGTCAGTTCCCATAGCTTTGAATTTTTGAGCTACGAAATCTGAGTAGTTGTCATCTGTGTAATGTGTCATGGTGGGTTATCCTTTTACTGCCAGTTCTTCTGGCGTTAAATATCTTAAATCAATCATACCTGTTTTATCTTTGATACCAACTTTCCTCATAGGAAGGAAGATACCTGATACTGTTTGAATCTTATCTGATGCCGAGAGCTTTCGTATAATATCTCCTATGTCTGAGGGTTTCTCTAAATCAGCTGATACTAATTTCATTAACTCTTTCAAAGTGACTCCGTCGTGAGCCTCAATGAATGTTAGAACCTTGTGTGTAATATCTGAGTTGCGAGATTTTCCAAATTCTCCAAGTGCTTTTGGCATGAGAGTTTCGACGTATGAAAGATATGTATTAGCTTCAATAACTGTGGCTTCGTCAATGTATTTTCTGAGATTTGCTGCTGCACAAATGATGCATAGCTTAAGCAAGTGCGTGAATCTTCTATTAAAATAGCTATCGAATCTGAGATCGCTGATAGGTACTGTGGACTTATATATAACTTCGAGCAAGGCTCTTGCTGTATCAGTGTAGTCGAGGGCTCCAAAATGGTAGGACTTGATTCTTTGCAAAGAGGTAACAATGTGTGCGGTTTCATTTTGATCTGGTGTTTTAGGGAATGTTATTCGTACTCCATTAGGTTCTCCGTAAATTAAGAGTAGTCGGCTGAAAAATCCTTGACCAAGAATGTCCGACGGGAAGGCAAGACTAAAACCCGTCGGTGTGTTCCCAGCAAGGATGGAGATTGTAGGGTTTGGTATAGAGACTGATTTACCCGTTTTAATTCTGTTAGCATAAGGAGATCCATCCCAGTCCCAGAGACTTCCGAGAATGGAAAGGAATTCAAGATTTCCAATTCCGAAGAAATCATTTGCTTCATCTGCTCCAATGAACATTGGCCTGTGTGTGCATTCATTATCTTCTCCGAATAGATTTGCATTTAGTATATCATCACCTGAACCCATCGGGGCGTCATCATCGTGACCCGCTAAGTCAAGTAGAAATTTCTCCTTTGATGTTCTCTCTGCACTAATCGTTGTATATCCTGCCTTAACTAATATACTCTTCATTAACTTAATAGCTGTGGACTTTCTTGTGCCAGCAGTACCTATAAGCATGAGATAGGGATTAGGAAATATACGGGAATGTCCGTGTGGGATATATAAGTTTCGTTCGAGAATTGCTCCAATTCCTGCAATGGCACTCCACCGATGAAAGGAAGTTGGAACCTCCGAATCACTGGTGTAAGCTAGATAGTCACTGAAGAAACTGGAGTCCATTTCACACTTTCATTTGTATTGTGGTTAAGAGTTTGTAAGAGACCATGGAAAGTTACCTGATTTGGCGGCATTAACATCGTAGACAAAGCTAACTGATGTGCCGTCTGAATTAATTGAAAACATTTTAATCTTTGAAACTGGTTGGTTGTGAAGCAATCCAGTCTTAATACAATCTAATGCTATGCCTATTGTCACATCAGTTGCCAACCATACATTGGGTAATGATGTGAACTGGAAGTCAAAGGAATATACTGTTCCAAGCTGCTCTGAGGTTATCATATGAGGTATCTTTCTGTGATTTAGGTGGGTTAGGAGATCTTGGTGAGTGGGATGATCCGTGAGGATGTAATGTTGCGAATGATTTATATGCTTCTTCTGCCTCCTCAATTGTTTTGTATGTACCTAGGTAATAATTCTTTCCGTATCTCTGACACTTAGCTCTGAATGTTCCAGTTGCATTTGCGAATACTCCGACTGGAAGATGTAAGTTAGGTTTAGATTTAGGCGGTGGCATAGGTTATCCTAGTTCGTTCCAATATTTCTTGCCCATCTTAAGCGCCGCAGGTACTGTAAATTCCCTTTGAATTCCCTTGATATCTTTAATGAGTACGGGGATTTCCATAAGTTCTTTGACTCTATATGCCAAATCTTCCCTGCCAATCCTATATTGGAACAGGATCGAATCGTGAATCTGGGCAAGCAGTTTAAAATCTTTCGGGTTGGGTAAGGCAACATCTGTGAACACTCTAATATAAGCTTTGTTTAATGTCATTGCATTGAGCGATTGCGGGCAATGTGCAACATATCCATTAAGCGCTTGCTTAGATTTACTTGGGTCTGAGAAACAATATCTTGTCCAACCTGTTGCACCTGTGAGCATTGAGGTTTTAGCAACTGTGAGTCTGATCCAATCTTGATACCCAATCCGAACATCAGGATAAGTCCGAACAAAAGTGCCAATGAGATGCTCAGCGATTTCACGGAGTGTCCATCGGCTAGGTAAGTTAAGTAATCTTTGAGCTTCTTGAATCTTATCTTCACCCATTGTATCAATGAGAACTGACCAGCCCATGTTATATGAAGCTCCGTGGTTGACCCTTTTAGCCAGATCTCGCAGCTTTTTATCTTTAGTTTTTCCAGTGGCGTCGTCATAGATAGAGTCATAAGGCACTCCGAAAAAGCTTGACGCATTAGTACTGTGAAAATCTTTACCTGATGATACTGCTGCAATAAGATTCTTGTCTCCCGTAATATACGCTGTATCTCTGGACTCTGCCTGTTCAAGATCGGACTCTGCAAGATGGAATCCATCGTCTGCGCATAGTGTAGACTTGACGTGTGGCCCTCCTGGAATATTCTGAATCTGTAATCCACACCAAAAGTGGTGTTCTTTAGAGGCCAATCTTCCTGTGTCAGTTCCGTGCGGATTAAGCGACCATAGAATTCTGGATGTGCCATCTAATTCTTTTCCTTCCACAAGGTAAGTTGATAAGAGTTTGCGATCTTTCTGGATAGACGATACCTGAGATAAGATCCGTGCATTGAGTGGATGACGTAGACGGGCTTTAGCAAGATTCTTTTCATCTGTTGCATCAAGATCTCCACACCCCAAGATTTTAAGGAGAGCTTTCTTTTGTACTGGACTGTTCGTATTAAAGTTCGGCACTCCCAGCTCCGCTGAAAGTTTCGTATTTGCATCTTGGACTTTAATAGTAAATGATTCATTTGCATTTTTTAACCTAACCATGTCTCGTTTAATACCGGTAAGCTCAGACTGGATGCAGGGGAAAAGCACAGGAAACTCAAGCTTATAATTATTATAAGCCCAGGATGGTGCCTCATTGATCCAGCCCAATAAGACGAGTGCAGTTTGGTGTGTGTCTTTTGCATTATATAAATAGTATTGTTCTAAGTCGTTAGTCTCTGCCAAATCTTTCCAATACATTGACTCTCGCACAAAGAATGCAGAGAGAGATGCTAGATCTTTAGGTAACTCTGAATACCAAGAGTGCATCAGAGTTGCTGTATCCCATGCATAATTCACCAATATAATACCATATCGCATAAGATAGTTGATATCATACTTGCCATTTTGCAGAATCTTAGGTACAACCAAAGAGCAAAATCGTCCAATGATGCTATACATAAACATCGAATCAAGAGGAGCAACAATGCTACGAGCCACATAACTACCATTAACAATGGCAAGGCCAGTAAAACCAACACACCGTATCGCAAGGTTTTCTTTATATGTCTCAATATCAACTGCGATAAGGGAACATCCCGAAAAGAATTCATACTCTTTCTCCCAATTAGATTCTGTTAGAATACACCAATTAAAAGCTGGTGCGACGGGCCACTTATCTCGATAGACAAGTTTCGAGACATAGCGCTTGAGTAGAAACGTACCGTAAGGGACTGTGATGGTATGTTCCAAGGGGTGAACAATAACGTATTCGATCCCATTTTTTGTGAAAAGAGATCCTGCAAAATTGTCAACCGATGGAGCTTTTTGTGTTGAGGAGAAAGGCAATAACTTAGATAAGAGGGTGCCTGATGTGGTGATAACTCCTGTGATTCCTCTTGCCTTACAGTAGGACTCCACCTCGAATAGGGTAGAGATTGCTTGTGTAGATAGAAATACTTTCGCAGATCCGACACAACTTTTAAGTTTAGGAAGGAAAGGTTTATCATCGCTATTGCCTAAGAATAAAAGTAAGTCGTGGTTCATACGAGGTCAGTGAATAGATCATCTATTGTGAGAGGAGTTGTGCAATCAATCTTTGCATGGGTAACATCTGCTTTACCTGGGATGATTGTTAGTTGTTGTGTCTCTACATGCAAGGCAAATACATCACCACGATTAACTACTTCGTGTACCATTGTGCTATTGAATAATCGTTTAGATGGGATGACTCGAATGTAGAGTTGATTGTTATAATAGAAAGAGATAAGTTGTTTCATAATTACTCCTGTTTAGATACGCCAAAAGCCCGCACCTAACTTAATAGGTTAACGGGCTGATTCACTTAAGAGTGGGTCTTAGATGATTTGGACTTTGACAATGTCAATGTTGTCCTTGCCTTCATACTCTCCTTTTCCGAGCCTAATTTTGGTGACTACTGCAACTTCTGCACCATTGGAGTTAGTTAAGATTTCTGTGGTTGTCGATCCACCAAATGTAGGTTGGAGAACTTTCACAATTTCTTTCAGTGCGCCTTGTGCATAAGTATTCGGAGTGCCATCTTTCTTTTTCAGATTAAAGAAGATTGAATTCTTGTCGCCTTTTTCGGGTGCAGTCTGTGTGGGATCAGCGAGTTCAAGAGGTTCAACATAAGTAAGAGTCAACATTACTGATACTTTAACTGGATCAATCTTCGTTTCCAATGTTACCTTGTGAGCGCCATTAGGAAACAAAGAGATCGAGGGCATGTCAGCCAGATCATCAAGAGTTGCGTCGAGGATGTTGTCGAGAGAATTTGTCATGATAAAAGATTTCTAAAAAGATTAAGAGAGAGATTGAGTGAGAGCGTCAGCTATTGGTGTCTTATTGATTTGAGATGATTCTTGAATTAGTCCTTTCATTAGGTAGCAGTAGTTAATGAGATCGTCCAATCTTCCTTCGATTGGCTCAGATAAATGTTGATCGAATCCAGCAGCGTCCTTCTTAATAAAAGTTGCGAGTGAGTCATAGTGTTTGGACATATAGACAAAGCAACATTGCAAAGGTGTAACGCCAGTAAGATGTGCTCCTCGCTTAAAGTTTGCAAGTCGGTCGGTAGAGTTTGCATATTCTTGGCCCTTTGCAATAAGAAGTCCAGATGTTGCTTGCTGAGTCTTAGCTACAAGCTCGGTAAATGTTTTGTTATCCATTAGATTCCTACTTTCTTTGTTAGGAGAGATGTTAATGCTGATGTTGCAGCGGCTTTGGGTTGAGAGATTGGTGCATCACGAAACAATGTTATGAGAGGAGAGTCTACAATTGATTCAAGAGATATACCAGTTCGAGATCCAGTATTAAGATTAGAAGCACTTGTTGTGGAAGAGTAAAAATTATGCTTCTTATTCTTAACTTCAGCGTATACCACATGGTCAAAATACTTAGCTGTATTGCGAGAAAAAGCCCTAGTGCCAGCAACTGGAACAAGTTTAGTTTTTCCATCTTCTAACTCCGCTTCTGTTTCATGTGAGATACATACGATATTGTAGTTGGCTTGTTGCACATGTGAGAGAAAGATTTCCATTAGCTTACCTAAGTTACCCCAATCAGAGTAATCTAGTTTGTAATCATCCGGTTGCCCTTTTGTAATGTGCGCAATTGCTGAAGCAGTGAGTTGAGTGAGTGAATCGAATACGACAACTGTATCTTCGCCGAGTGCATTAAGTTCAACCTTTGTGAATGACTTAGAGTCTTTCTTGCATAAGGGGCATCCAACTTTTCCGTGTTCATCACAGATTTCAACCGGACCTCCTTTGATAACCTTAAGACACGTCTCGATTGCAATTGGGAAAGATCTTGTGTCTGGTATGGATATGATTTCAATTCGTTCTTTCCACTCTTGAGGAAATTTAAGGAGTGTTGCATATCCGTTTTCCAAATCGAACCAAAGAAGTTTTTTAAATTCAGAGAGAGAGCCTGCGAGTTGTGTCTTACCTGTTTTGGGCGGGCCATAGATAAGTACGCGATGTACTTTAGATATGAGTTTGTCGGTGAGTTTCATTATGCTACCTTGTTTAGTTGTGATGTGATTAGATCATCGAGTGTTATTTGGATTTGATATTCAAGATTCTTTTCTTCTATTTGTGCTGCCATTTCGGGAGGTGGAGGAGAGACTAATCTATCTGTATCCATCTGACATAGGCCCATGTATTGACACTCACGAAAGTAAGTGAAACAAGACTCACCTCTCATTGGATACAAATCATTTTGATTGTAAGAGGTTAAGATCTCGCAATCTAAAACTAACTCTCTGATCCATCTTGCTCGCTGAACATATGACTTAGAGAACTCGAGTTGATCATAGTCAAGAGACTTGGTAGAGTAGATGAGATAGATGACCCGATAGGAGCTGAGTTCTGGGAAGATGGCATCAAGGACAATAGAGTAGCCGATTGCTTGTGCAGAATTTTTATATGTTGCTGGATTGACTGAAGCTGCTGAACTTGTTTTGCATTCAAGCACAATGACCTCGCCTGTTTCATTGTGTTGGAGAACTGCATCAACGAATCCTCTATATTTAAAACCGTTAGGCAAGGATATGAGGAAGGAGAGTTCACATGCAGGTTTGCCATTGTAATGTACCAGTGAGTAATTGTTAAGATAACCTTGAGCTTGCATTGCTTGGAATTTCTGGACTGCAAATACTGCTGCTGCAAATGATTTGTTTTGTTTTGGATTATCAGCAAAGAGTTCTGGCTTCCATCCGAGAAACATTTGCCAGATGATCTCTTGCTCTGACTTACCTTCCAAACTTAACTGGATTCCTAGACCTACGATCTGACCATAAGAAAATGTAATTGATTCAGACAAGGATTCGGATGATTCAGATATGGAACCTAATCGATCTAGTTGGAACTTTCGTGGGCAAGAATGGAATGTTAGAAGTGAGGAGTATGAGAGGTTTAAGAGGCGCGGATCGGGACTGATTTGTATCTCTGAGGTTTGGACATGTAACATTGTATGTACCTGATTATGTTTGATTGTTCGGATGTTGTATGATTGTGTTCTAAGATTTGTGTTAGTGTCCACAATGCCATATAAGAAGCATGGGAATTATCTACTGGTGGAATGTAGAGTGCAGATTCATTGAGGGTTCGTTCGGATGGGAGGATGTATTTGTAAACTCCTAACCACTCAGATAATTTTCTGTAATGATCTAGAGTTAGTTTACATTTGTAAGCACATACAACTACTGACTCTGATAAGGTTAGGTCAAAATCAGGTATCATATATCATCAACTGAGATCTTCTTTAGAGCCTTGCCTTTGGAGCCGCTGAGTATTGAAGTTGTAATCGTTGTCTGAGTTTGTCGTGACAATCCGGACACAATCGTAGCCACCTGTTCTGGAGATAAGAGAGTGACAAGCTCAGGATCTTGGCGGAGGTTAGAGTGTATTTCTCTAAGCAATGTTGGCATGTTTGGGAGTGTGGCTTGAACTGCATCATATAGTTCCTGTATTTTGATTGAGATAGCTTCATGAGAGGTTGTCATTTGATTTAACTTTCTTAGATAGAATCTATGGTTATTAAGGGTTTGAGAATAAGTATAAATTTAATTACTGATCCACTTCTTGTAGACTTTAGGATCGCTTGCACTGGTGGATACCTTTCAGTGCACTCAAGTTTGTAACCTAAGTCCTTGTCTTTTTCTTTAGTAACGGCCTTTATCACACGGCGATGATAAGCTCTGTGAGTTGAGATATCACAATAACCTTCTGATTTTATTTGTATCCAAATAGGCTCGTACTGGCGAAGCATATTAAGTATGTGTGTGTCGCATAACCAAACAACTTAGATTTCTGCATTGACTTACATACAGGGAGGGAATATGTAATTACCAGCTAAGTTGTTTGGTTATAAGTCCAGACAAATTAAGAGAACAGTTTTACGTCATGTTCAGGACGAGTGCTACTATAGTGGAGTATATGCACACAGACAGTAATTAGATCAGAACAGAGCTTTTAATTGAGTTACTAACTTACGAATCGCTTGCTCAGAGTATCCGAATGCAGGGATGTTAGCAAGATGTGTTTCAATTTCTTGAATCAGAGATACTGCTGGATGCTCGGAAGTTGGAGTTGGATCAACCACAACTTCTGGGATTGGATCAGGCAAAGTTTCTAGAGGATTCTCACCTACGGGATTCTGAATTTCGTCTGTCATAATATTCCTTTAAGATAAGAGAGATAAGCTAATTAGTCGGAGTAGTTTTTTAAGTGGCTCAACCCCATTCCACTCAATCATCTTAGAGTCCCAGATTATCTTCCAGAGATTCTTCCTTAGCTTGAATCAGCTTGTCTGCTTTCTTAAAGAGGAAGTCAATAACTTCAGCAAACTCAGCAGCTTTGGGAGAATGTTCTGCATACATTGCAAGACGCAGTTTGAGTTTGGTGATAACATCTTTCTTAGACTTAATCGATGCGAACTTACCAACAAAGATCTTAGCTGCATTAGCAGATTGTTCTTTGGAAGTACCAGAGACAGCGGGCATAACATCCACATAATCCACTGCGAAATCGTCCCAAGTTTCTTTGGAGATACCAGAACGGCGATCTTCTTTTTCCAGATTAGCAATTACATTCCAGTCGCAAGTTGCATAATCAAAGTTATCAGAAGTAATCGTTTCAGTTTCATTGATAACATCGCGAGCACGATTAACAATGATATCTGCAACAGCTTCCAAGAGAAGATCAAGAGACTTGCCACCAGTTTCCAAGATAGCTACGATACCTTCGACAGAAGGAACAGGCAGCTTATCTAGTTCGACTGTGGCACGTTTAGTTTCGACTCCGGTTTCTGCATCTTTTACTTTGCGGAAATTAAACTTGGCAGACTTATAGTCAAGTTTGTTATCGAAGTTAACTAGGATGGTGGAGGGAGGGGTTTGTGTTTCGGTCATAATAAAAAGACTTTCAAGGGTTAAAGAAATTTGCAAATCACACTCGCTTTGTTTTCCGAGTGAGGTTGAAGTATGCCACGTTAATGGGTGGGTGTCAAGTGGGTCTGGAACTATGATAGAATCAGATCCCCCAGATGTTTTAAGATTGCAATTCGGAGCGATCTAGTTTGCCTTTAAAGTATTCTGCTTTCTCTGCTAATGTATCTCCTTTGATTCGTTGTGACTTAACTGCGTTGGTGAATGTATCTTGTTCGCAAATGATAAACAATTCTTTCTTAGCTCGGGTAACTGCTGTATATAAGAGTTCTCTTTGCATCATAGTTGCATGTGAGTTATGAAAGAGGAGAAATACTTTATCCCATTCGCTACCTTGAGATTTGTAAACTGTTAACGCGTAACCTAAGATAAGAGAGTTAACTTCTGCTGCTTTGGTTATTGTTTTTGTGGAATCTGAATCCATCATCTGGAGTTTGATATGATGGGATGATTGTGTTACCCTATCCTCTTCATCGGCTGCGACTTGTGCAAGAAGGAAATCAATATCTTCGACGTTGTCGGATTGGCTATTATCTTCGCTTGTATCTTTCGGAGCATTGTTATGTCCCCAGTAGTCGAGGTAGGTTGATTCTTTCTGAGGAGAAACTCCAGTGTAGGATGGATTGGGATAAATGTCGAGTATGATTGCATCTTCCCGATCGTAGAGAACTTTATCTCCAATCGAGAAGTAGTGTTTGATAAATCCAGAAACAACCTCCCAGACAACTCGCTCTGATTTTCTGGCAAGATGATAGGCAATTGACTTGTTAATTTCAATTGTTCCATAAGACTTATTAAAGGGAATAAGGATAATATCATTCTCTGGGTCATACTGGCCTTTCTCATATAAGTTATCGAAAAGTTTTTCGGAAACAGATAAGGCTGCTTCCGCTTCTATTTTCTTTTTCCAAGGTTTGATTGTAAGTCCGGGTACGTTCCATTCAGATAACTCTGCTGGAGGAATCGGTTTACCAGAGAGTATTCTATGTGCCAAACGGATGATAGGTGATTCGAGAGCTTGACGATACACTTCGGTAAGTTCAATCGTTGGAAGCTCTGAGAGTTTAAATCCCAAAACAGCTGGGCCGAACACTGGAGGTAATTGTTGTATATCTCCCAAGAATATGATTTGGACGTCATGTTGTAAGGCGTCAATGATTTCATTATATAAAGATGTTCCGATCATAGAAGATTCTTCGAATATGAGAGTTGTTATCTCACGAGGAAGAGGATTCATAGAATTTCTGGATGGTTGGAATCTCATAGATGTTTTCTCATTACCATCTTCATCTATGATTTGGAAATACTCGGGGCCATATTCGAGAAGTTTATGAATGGTGATGCAATTACCTTTCATAGATTCATCCATATTGCGGCGAATATTGTTTGTTGCACGTCTGGTGTATGCACAAACTACGATACCGGGAACACCATGAGGTAGATGTTTATGATCGTGATTCTGGAGGATACCACATTTAGGAGATTGAATAAGAGCTTGGGTTGTACCTTTCATCGCTGTCGTCTTTCCCGTTCCGGCAGCACCGATAAGACAACATGATTTACCTGAAGATGCCAAATTGATAAATGACTGTTGCTTATCATTGTAGGTAATTTGATTACCATACTTATCTGACACGCTTAAGTTAGAATCATTTACTATATGCTCTTGAATTGCCTCAGATACCTGCGACAAGGTTGCTGGTAAGATAGATTCTATCTGAACTGATGTTGCTGGAACTGGAGATTCAAGAGCTTTTCTTGCTCTGGCAGCAGCTATTATATCTGCGAATCTAGAGGGAGAAATCGTCGTTACCATTTGATGCTTTCAGTTGTGATTGTGTTTCGGAATCTTGCAAGATCTTGTAATTAGATGCAATGTTCCATCTTGCTTTTGCCTTAATGTAATCTATAAGAGAAGGATAATCTTTCTTATTAGGTTCGGCAAGAGGAGCAGTATCTATCATGTTTTGGATGTTAGCATCTTCTGCTGATTCAGTTGGTTTAAGAATACGATAAGAAGTTAGAGAATTTCTAGAGAGATCTATATCTCCTAGACCTAGATAATTCTTTTGCATCTCTGCACCTTTGCGAAGATAGCGCATAAGAGCAATTGCATAGATGGAACCATCTCCTACTATGTTATCTTCACAATGATCTATAAGTTCTTTAAGATCAGATTCAGGAACTTGAAATATGGTTTCTGCTTTTGCACATTTGATTATGATTGATTCCCAATAATCATCTATGGAAGTTTTAACTCCGCGAATTGTGACATTGAATGTTGGAAAATCTCCTGCGATTCTTGCCCAATTAGCTAGAATCTTAGGATAATCTTCTATATTCTTGTGGGATGATTTAATAAGTTTCTGCAAACCTAATTCTCTCCTCTGGAGTTCCTGATCATTTGAGTGATCTTTTATATTGTCTGCCCAATCATTGTAGTTTTGATTCCAGATCTGAATCCAATGATATGAGTTGTCGAGAGAGTTTGTGTCTTGACCTATTGCGAAATGAGGTAAGACAAATCTAGGATGTTTGATAACATCTATCTTACCTACAATGTGAATCAATTGTTCCATATTGTTGGCAATGATTGAAGATGTTTTCTCGTGGTATCTTGCTGGAGTTCTCCATTCAATTAGGCCAGTTGAATGTAAGAGAGATAGATAGGTAAGATAGCTTTCGGTTGGTGTTAGTTTACCATTAGCCCATTGTCCGGCAAGACCTAAGAGTTTCTTCTTAGATACATGGAAAAGAGGATGTGAAACTTCTCTAGAACTTAAGGCGAAAGGTAAATGCTCACAATGGAATTCGATTCCAGAATAAGCGCATAAGATTTTAGACATTATATATCTCCTAAGATTTTCAATTCATATGCAGATTGTTCTTCAGGAGACATAAGATCATTTTCATATCTCTGACGCTCGGAGGAATCAGCTAACTTTTGAGCATGAATCTCTGATAACTTATATGCAGGTGATATTGCTCCGACTTCGATCTTAGCAATTAGAGGAATCATAACTTTCTTAATTGATTGGGAGATATAAGAATCATCTAAAGAAACTAAGTCAGTGATGTGTCGAATTTGGGCCAGATTTAAGACTGGCCTAAATTTAAGATGATTAAAATTAGGCGAGGACATATAAATTACCTTAGTCTTTTGTCATTATATACATCTTAATCTGTGATGCTATGATCTCTCTTGAGATACCATAATCAGAATAAGTTGCAAGAAGATAAGATACAAGAGAATCAATTGCCCAATTAGGATTCTCTCGCAAGAAATTATAAACTAGAGTATCTGCATGAGAACCATGATAAGATGCATGAGTACGATTAGATAATTTAAGTTTGGATATGTCGCGAACTGATTGATGATCGAGAGGATGTGCCATGATTTAAGCCTCAGTGGTTTCGATTGATTTGAGAATAAATAACATATAAGTTGCTCCTCTTTCCCAATATTCATCACCTTCTAATGTATTCATAAGATCGAAATCATAATCTGATTCCCAGAAATCTCTCTTATCATCTATGCAAGATACAAGAGGGAAACAAGATAAGAGTTCAACTTCTATTGATTTGATAAGATCAAGATATTTGTCCATGATTTAATCTCCAATGATTGATTGATAGAAAAGAATAAGATACATATCACATTCCCAGATCTTATTAGAATCAAAAGAGATAAGAGCTTGATTCCAATAATAATTAGGATGATTAGGTAAGGTAGAGTATTTGTGAGGTGAGGCCATGATTTAAAATCCTAAAGAGTTAAGAATTTCCACAAAACGAAAATAACTCAGAGGAGTTAGATGTTGGTGTATCATTTTAGTTTTGTGTATTTGATATAAATAGATCATTTGAGATGCAGACATTTTAGAATCCTAAGTTAAGTAGATCGGATGGTTCGGATGGTTGAGTTATTCCCGCAATACTAGCATTTCTAGGTTTGTATCCTAGCTCATAATGAACGTACTCTTGTGGGCAAATACGTTTCAATTCTTTCATAAACTTTTGACCATGATTATCACCTCTGGCAAACGTGTGGGCTATTTCATGGGATATATACCATGTCTTATAACCTACACGTTTATCATCCATAGCCCATACTGGAATTGTAATGGTTTTGGATTGATAATAACATCTACCTCTACGTTGGGAAACAGAATAGATTTTCCATCCATCTACGGTAACTAATTCTTTAGCTATGATCTTAATTGACATTGGAACATCTTTAAATATGTCTGCCATTCTATCTTTTAGAATGTTATGAGGTGTGAAGTCAGGAGTATCATCACAATCATAAAAACCTAAGTCTATTATTTTAGCCATGATATTTAAGATAAGAAAAGAGAAGAATAAAATAAGATGTATGATTGTGGCTTTGGCATTCCAACCACTATGCCAGAATGCCAGAGGCATGTCAAGCCCCATCCAGAGGCATGATAGAGTGAGAGATAAGTATATAACATATATGAGAGAGTGTAATCTAGAGTGTGTATCTTACGGTCATATATAGGGGTATCAAAATAATAATGAATAAAACATATAGGGACTTATATTAACTACCTACATACATGTATCTAATATAAGTACCCTAGCAGGTGCAGGGAGGAGGGTGCCGGAGGGTGCTCTGGCATTCTGGCATTCTGGCATTCTGGCATGCCAACCAAAATGCCAAAGTGACAAAATAGAATCTAATATTAGAATCCTACATTTTCAACAAAATCACTGATAATATAATAATCAATTGGTTCTAATCCATCCATCATAATTGCAATTGATTTTGCACGTGCCCATGTATGAGTGATGCAAAATAAAGAACCATTGACAAATAATTTGTGGCAATTAGACATAATATATTCTCCAATATAGGGCGATATTACCCACAATTACCCACATAATATATTTCAATTATATAGGTAATTATTGATATTATCAGAGATTAGAATCCAAAATCCAAAGCCTCTGCAATTGTAGGCGGATTTAATTTTGCATAAAATCTCTTATAAACAATATCATTCTCACAATCTGCCAGTTTCAATACTTGAGTTAGTTTCTCAGCTACTTGACTAGGGATTTTAGCCTTACTTGAAAGTGATTCAGCGAATCTCTTTTGTGTAACTGCCAAACGATTATCTATATCAGTATCAGATAATCCCTTTTCCATTAGTTTCTCAGTAAATGTAATTGCGATATTCTCATTAAACCATTGTGCCACGCGATTCGAATCCCACTTATCGCCCACAGATTCGCTCATAATATAAGCGACAATAGCATCTTGAGATATATCCTCTGTGCGAATATCCTTTTTACCTGATTTAAGATTATCGGCAATAATACTATTTTGAACTGTTTTAAGATAATCAACACAGATACTCTTAATTGTATTATCCCAATTAATATCAGAATCAGATAATTGTGGAATTGAAGTAAACATGGTTTGTTGCAAGTGTTCACCATAATTACCATTCTTATCTGCTTTGGCAATAGTAACTACCCCACGTTGACCATCAAAAGGAACCGACTTATTCTGACCCTTGGCCTCATATACGATTGCGGTGTGTATGTTGCTGATAACTGACATTTTATATTCTCCGGTGTAAACCCAAAATCGGGTACTTATATATAAGCACATTGTGTGCCAACTTTTCACCTGCAATCTTATCCACACAAAAAACCTATATAAATCAACAACTTACATGCGTTATCCACAATCTATTCACAAGTTATTCTTGCTTACATTATTCTTACATGCACCAACATAATGCACAAAATCCCTTAAATGGTGCATTTATCCTAATTATGGTGCATTTTGTGGATAACTTAGCCTGTAATTATTAATTCAAAACATCTGGTTACACTCTTAATAATGTTATCCACATTGTGTGCATAAGCTGTGGATTGTGTGGATAAGTTAGTTCCGACATGGGGTTTTCATAATGTGAGATTGTATATCACTATATAAAATGCACAAATTACTGACTACATAGTCATTAGCAGGTACATCTAACATTGTATACACTCTTACATCAACCTTACATAACCTATATCTCACAATACAATATGCTATCTCACAATGTGGCATGTATCTATATATCATCATATGAGATTAGATTTCATCCTATGATATGTGGAATCTTGGTGGAGGGGCTGGGGCCTTTTTGCACTCTCGCGCGTGGTTCTTCCTATTACGTCAATTAGATTTTACTAAAATTTTTCAAAAATTAGATCCCCATATACAACTATATTATTCGTATGTTAATATTATTCATCTCAGAAAGCAATCCACGAATTATATGGCCACCTCCACCACATCCACAATCGAAGATCGCGCCCTAACTCTCTTAGGTCAGGGTGTTCCACCAACAGCAGTTGCCAATGCTCTCGGAGTTGATCCATCTCGGATATCCCAACTCCTCGCAGAGGATGATTTTGCCCAGAAAGTAATCGAGAGAAAGTTCGAATCTCTATCTAAAAACAATGAGCGAGACTTGTCAATTGATGAGATCGAAGACAAACTAATTAAAAAATTAGAAAACTGTTTGCCTTTCATGACAAGGCCAATGGAAATTCTTAAATCATTCCAAGTTCTTAATGCAGCAAAACGACGAGGAATGACACAAACAGAGGATCTAACTCAGAAACAAACAATCATACAACTTAACATTCCAACAATTATTCTTGACAAATTCCAAACTAATGTACATAATCAAGTAGTCCAAGTAGGTTCCCAGTCTCTTGTCACAATACAATCTGGCGAGATGATTAAACAATTGGAGGCACACAATGCCACCCCAAAACTCCACCACACAATCCACCACACAATTGAAAATGACACAAGCACAGTCCGAACAGAAAGCTAAACAGATCGAGCAAAACAAACAGATGGCCCACAAGTTGTTAACTCAATTGCGGTCCCAACTGGCTCGTACTCAAGTCTCCTCTGTTCAGATAGCTTAATATGTCTACCATTGACAACTCTAAACAAGTATCCTCTATAGAGATCGACACCACAGGTGCGCCCCAAACTTATAGCCCAACTGCATTTCAAATAGATCAAGTTCAAGAAAGCGCTAAAAACTCTCTTGACTTTTTGGCCGCCCTCGCAACTCCGGAAACATTCAAGTATCTTTTTCCTCCAGTATATCAATCAATCTGGCAATGGCTCCTAACTTACATCCATAAGAAGAGAGATTTCTCCCAACTAGCTCTTGGCCTTCCTCGAGGATTTGCAAAAACTTCTCTAATGAAGTTATTTCTTCTCTATGTTATCCTATTCACCGATCGTAAGTTTATTGCAGTTACAGCAGAGAACACAACTAAAGCAATTAACATTGTCTCTGACGTAATGGATATGCTCTCCGAACACAATATTAGGAAAACATTCGGAGATTGGAGAGTAGGGGTCGAAACTGATAGGCAAGATCTCAAAAAATTCGGATTTCGAGGTCGCAACATAACCATTCTCGCTGGCACAATTGAAACTATTCGAGGTATCAATCTTAAAAATTCTCGTCCAGATGTTATGATCTTCGATGACGTGCAATCTAGATCAATGGCAGAGTCCCAAACAGTATCAGATGCTCTAGAACGAGAGATGTATGGTACTGCTATGAAAGCCAAATCTCCGGAAGGTTGCCTATTTATTTTCATAGGTAACATGTATCCAACCAAATGGTCTATATTACGACATCTCAAGACAAATCCTAACTGGATCAAATTTATTGCGGGTGGAATCTTATCCGATGGCACTTCTTTGTGGGAAGATCTCCAACCAATAGCACAACTCCACCGGGAATTCCAAAATGACTTAGCTGCTGGCCACCCAGAAATCTTTTACTCCGAAGTTCTTAATGACGAAAATGCATCAGCTAACAATTCAATAGACATATCCAAATTACCTCCTTATCCATTCGAAGATTCTGACATACCTGCTGGTAAATTCATAATCATTGATCCATCAAATGATAAAGCTAAATCAGATGCTGTTTCCATAGGATATTTCGAAGTTCATAATGGTTATCCAGTTCTTAGGTCGGTTATAGAAGGCAGGTTATCCCCCGGTGATACAATACGGGAAGCGCTTAAACTATGCTTTACGCATGGAGTAACAGTAATTGCAATTGAGTCCAATGCATTCCAGTACTCTCTTCTCTATTGGTTCACATTTGTAACTGCCCAGATGGGTGTTACTGGAATTGAGCCAGTTGAGGTATATTCAGGATCACAAAACAAAGCAGGACGGATTCTTGCAATGTTCCTGATGTGGTTAAAAGGTGAGATTTATGTGCATAAAGATGCAAGCCCAGCAGCCCATCTACAAGCATCACAATTCAATCCTCTTAAACGAGATAATACAGATGGAATTCTTGACTTATTAACTTATGCTCCTAAAGTTCTAGAACTCTATGGACACCAAATTGCTTCTACTTCCACAATTCTGGAACAAGAGTATGGTGCTTCTGATGTTCTAGAAATGAATGCACCTTTCTGATCTCTCATAACTCTCTTAAATAGGATAACCTCCAATGGCAACTAATACACCAATGCTCCTAACTTCAGCTGCACAAGCAGGTATTATCCAATTCCAGCGCCAAGCATACAATATGTTAGGTGCTTCTTGGAATATACGAGAGCAAATGCGCCAAGTTGATCTTGCATACATGCGAGAGAAAGACCAAACTTCTGAGAATCAGAAAGCCAAACTTGCAAACAAATACGGCGACGCAAACAAGTACCAGAATATTACAATCCCAGTTGTTCTCCCAACAATTGAAGCTGCTGTAACTTATCAATCCTCTGTCTTTTTGTCTGGAAATCCTATTTTCGGTTGTGTTGCCAACTCCGAATTCGAAGATGCAGCTATGGCAATGGAAGCAGTTATCGGAAATCAACAGACAGTTGGTGGATGGATTCGTCATATCCAAATGTTTTTCCGTGATGGATTCAAA